AAGAGCAATGCCGTCAGCAAAATATCCAGTAGTTCCATTTACATTGCTAAGTGCATCGTCTTGTTCAGTATCAATAATACTAACTGGTGCCTTACTAGTAATTCCCATATTATAGAGATGCAAATTAGGTATAAATTCTATAATTGGTCGCTTTGCTCTAGCTGCGTCATCTATTTCAGTGATAAAATTATTATAACCTGCTGTAGCTTCAATTACCTGCCTGTGGAACCATCTATTACCCCTGGCCCATGCGTTATTGTCAATTGAACTGCGGTTACTGACAATATAATCTTGATCAGTAGGACTATTAGTTGCTCCATCATAGGGCTGGGCATCAAAAAGTTTAGTATCATAACCTTCGCCTAGGTTATTTGTATATGATTCTGGTGTAAGTAGACTGGTTGTAGCAATTAGTGAAATGCCCCCGGGCTGGCCGACACCTTCTACATAGTACGTATTGTTCTGATATTCAGCTGGTGTACAACTAGTATCAAATTCTATTTTAAGACCGTTAGTGAAAGTTACACCATTAGGACTTATATATTGCTGTTTTCCAATAATATCATTGTCTACATTAATCTGAACACTGGCACCAATATCTACTAGAATGATTCTACCAAATCTATTAGCATCTAGTCCATCCTGGTAGTATAACTCATTTGTTAAACTGCTAATCGGCGGAATAAGTTCTAATTTTTGATCAGTATTTTTCCAAAGCTCACGATTGCCGTAAATTTTTCCCTGCTTAATTCTTACCTTTTGTCCCTGAGGGATAGCAAGTGTTCTTAGCAGAGTAATCGTAGGCGTACCGCCAATATCTGTTATTGTGATAGTATATACATCATATCTTTCACTTAACGGAATTCGTGTTGTGGTATCAAAACTTGTGTTATCTGCATCATATCCGTAACCATCAAAAGGAGAACCAGCGTCCCAGAGATTTTCATTTTCACTGTCGTTTAAAAATACTAGAGTTTTACCATCTAATTCTGTGAAATTATCAATACCAGGATTATTATCCAGGAAGGCACTCAGTACCTGATTGTGTACTTGATTGTAAGATAGTGTTGAACAAAGATCAACGTTAGCGGCCAGTGACATTTCAGTGTAGAATGTCTGGTCGTCAGCCTGGGGAACATTAAACGTAATTGTGCCCACATCTTCACCATTGTTGCTGACACCCAAAACTTCTCTTGTGCTTAAATTTTGCTGTGCAGCACTAATACCAGTTAATCCTACCTCTGTTTGAATCCAGAAAGGAATACCAGGCTGGTTGAGTGTAAAAGTATAATTTCCACCTCTAGCCAAATATATCGTCTCATTGCTTTGAGCAGTACTTTGGTTAAATCTATATACTGGGTTACCAGTAACTATCTCAACAGTTTCCTGATCCCAGCCATATTCGTCACTATCAAACCCAACTTCTTCAAATCCGACCTGTCTATAAGTTGTACCTTCACGATATACAACATAATCTTCTGAGGTATCAACCTGAGATCCAAACACATTTACACTGTCTGGTCCATTGGGCAACCAAAAATATTCACCATAATTAATAAGCTTGTCTAGATCAACGAAGCTACTCCAGTTGTAAAATTCTTGATTGAATAGCTTGTCTATATTGTCAGTCTGACCATTATTATACTTTACACTGTTTAAAAAGTCTACAAACGTACTGACAGTTTCTACATTGCCTGATAAATTTGTATAGGTAACTGCTGGTTCCAGCTGATAGTTTTGTCGTAACTTATTAATTTCACGAACATAACTGTCTTTAATTTGGAAGTTTGGAGAAAATCTTCTACCAATAAAATTATTAATTCTAACGTCATCTTTTTCGCTGATAAGCTGATCAACGCTAGCATTTAAGAACTTGTTATTAGCACTTGTTCTAAAAACTTCGGGTAATAAACCAACACTCTTACGTAATGCCATTAGTAATCATATCCCGATAATGTAGTAGTACCACGTGTAATACTATTTGTTACTGTATTTACTGTAGTTGAAGAACCGGTTGCCGACGCACTAACGCTTTCTGTGACCAGCGTATTTGTTGTTTGATTGACAACAGTGCCACTGGCTCTAAGTGTTGTTGCTGTAATAACATCAATGATCTCAATATCATTAACAGTTGCACTGCTAATAAAGATTTCATCTCGCTGACTTTGTATTTGGTATAAACTACCAAATGAACTTGATCCGCTCTTGGGAACAATGATCACGCTAAGAATATCCGGTGCTAAAACTGTATGTAGGTAACTGTCTAGTTCGCTAAAGTAGAATGTATCACCAAAATCCCAGTTAGCAATGTTAAAGTATTCATTAATAGCATTTACTACTCTAGCTTTAATCTCATTGTCTGTGACTAGGGTGCTTGTGTTTTTAACAATCTTAAATGTTGCTTGTAAATTAGCATCTGCCTTGTCACCAAACAGTGGTCTATAGTTTACGCTATGGAAAATAATAGCATCACTTACACTCTTATAACTTTCCAAACTGCCAAAACTATCACGTAATTCTGTAGTACTGGGTCTTGCAGGTTTAGATACTTTACCACTAACGTCAGTTATCCAGTTACGGAAATCAGTATCATACTGTGTTGTTAGCAGGAATAGGTCTATAATATTACTTGGGCTTGGATCAATACGTCTGTTATTTGGAGCATTGTGGGTATACTGGAACAACAGATTACTTCTACCTATTTCCGTTGTATAGTCTGTAGTTTCTGTAACTATTTTTGTGCCACTGGTATTGATTGACAATACCCAAAACTGTTTAGAGCTACTAGTATAAAAAAGTTGCCCACTTTCATAAGCAGCAAGACTTGTACGTAGTTCTGCTACAGTAGAATAGTTTGTATCAATGCTTCCGTCTACAATTGGTTGATATCTAATAAACCCACTGTTATCCAAATAGCTTTTATAAAAAACAACTTTTGTAGCACTGTTTACTGTAGGAGCAACAATTATGTCAAAAACTTCAGGATCGTCTACTACACCATCTTTATCAGTGTCTGGGAAAGTAACTTTAACTTTTTCTGTAAGAGTATAACCATCTGTCTCAACTACACTATCGTCTACATTAAGTACATAATTTATTCCTAGATTGCTGCTGCTATCTGGTAACGTATTGCTTTTGAGAATGTTAATTCTATCCTGAACTGTTTTGCCAGTTACTGGGTCAAAAATAGTTAGATCAGGATCAAAATAAAATCTTGTTTCCAGGACACTTTCAAAGTAGTAAGCTGTACTTCTATAGCTAACTGTATAGGTAGCACCATCATTTGTAAATTTCCAGAACCAACTGTTGTCCCGTCCTGAACTAGAAGTATCACCAGCATTATCAAGACTAAAAGTATTTCTCTGATCTAGATCTAAAGCAGTAATTAACACCCATTGCTGCGTATCTCTATCGTATCTGATACCAAATGTTTTGTACTGAGTAATAGCAGTAATTAAACTAGATCTAAAATCGCTCAAAAATACATTATTCCAGGGTGCTATTACTCTGTCTAATATTGCGCCTGAGGGTATAACTTCGCTGAGAGTAACTGGGCCAGTACCATCATCTAAATCGCCTTCACCCTGGTTGGTACCGTCAGTAACAACCTGTGTTACGCTTGCCCACAAATAGTTTTTTGTGTTTTGTAATCCCAAACTGCTTAATACAAGAGCGTTGTTGTTACCAAATACATAACCAGCTGGCGGTAGAAATTTAATTAAACTGCCAATCTTAACATATTTCATATTACTGCTAGTGTAAGTACCAATAGTTTGTGGAGCATTAGAAATATTTTTGAAATATCCATTACAACTTCCTGTACCCTGTATAGTTCTATTCCAGGTTACTGATAGATCAGAAACATCTATACTGCTGTAATTTTTATAATAAAAGTGAAGGCTTTCATTATTTTGATTTACTGGTTCAATCTGTCTGCTAATAACGTTTGCAATATCACTAGTAGTTGTAAATGTAAAATTAAATGTTTTAATGGGCTCTTCTCTATATAGAACACCATCTTCAGCTACAATGTTAGTACTGCTATATTTTCCGGTTGTGTCTCTAACATCCAGGTAACGGCTAATACCGCTAACTGTTCTGTTGACAGCCTTGGACTTAACAATGTTATTATAAGTTGTAAATGGGAAAATCTGATAATCTTCACCGGTTACCATACGATCCTGTGTATAGTATTGCTGTGGTGCTTTTACTTTAATTTCTGCAAGACTCTGCCTAGCAGTGCCATTGCTTACTGTCTGCTGAAGACTCAGTCTAAGTGTAATAGTTTCCAGCTGTCTTGTATGACTAACATAAGGCACTGCAATTTCAATGTCCTGCATATCTGCAGGTGCGATTTTGTAAGTTAAGCCAACGCCAGTACGGAAATAAACTCTGTAATCACCCACTGGACTATCAGCAAAAATATCATCACCAAAAACTAGCTCAATCTGGTCATTTTCTCTGCCATTAACACTAAAGAGTGTTTTTACTTCCTTGCTCAAACTATTGTAAATGACATTAGTGCCGCTAATTGCAGGCAGCTTGGTCCACTGTTCGGTTTCTCTACCATTTGTGTCTAACTTGTAGAGCCACACATCATTGTTATCAATGTTTGCTACATCTACTTGTACTACGCGATTGGGTAGTTTTTCACTGATTGCAAAATCAACCGTTTGTAATGATCCTTGTTTGAAGTATACAAAGAATCCATTATTAACACTATTGTATCCTAAACCGTCGCGTCTGTAGATCAAACTCGTTGTAGAGCTGGGTTGGGGTGCTCGTTCATACAAGTAGCTTCTACCACTGTATGTTCCGGTTACTATCTCAAAACTAAAATCTCTGCCACCAACCGAGGAACTGAACTGATAAACAGGGACCGTATTTGGTGTGATGTTAACATTATATTCTTCAGTTGTAGTCCCGCCGATGACTGTTCTTAGTGCAGGGTTACCATAACGCTGCTCGCTAACTAGCGCCGCATTAACAATTGTTGTAAACTGTTCTAGGAAGTCTGGATTGTTTACGTCACCCCAAAAAATCTCTGTATCTTGTAGGTTATTTCCGTTACTATCAAACACTGGTTCAGTAGTAGATACGCTAGTAACTTTAAGTAATCCACGAGCAATCTGGTTGCGTTTGGGATGATAGTTAAGCATCTTAGCGAGGCGGAGAATACTGTCTCTACGCTCTGCTGTCTCAAGGAAATTTTCTCTAGCATTTAAATCAGTTCGGAAACTTAAACTCTGACCAAGATATGCTATAAGGTCAATGAGAGCAACATACTCACTACTTTCAATAAAATCGTTAAAATCTTCAGGATAGAAAGTCTGAAGGTATTCAATCATACTTCTGCGAATTGTCTGGAAATCATAGCTCTGGAAGTCTATGTCTCTAAAGGTTTCGTATACCTTTGTCCAGTTTTCAGCAGCAAATAGATTGGATTCGCGAATAGTATTAGCCATTATATAACCCTTGTTTCAGTTATTTATTTAGGTTATAAACTGGTAGTTTTATAAAGCTAGTATTATTCAGTTTCTAGAACTGTTCCGTCTTGCCTATTAAATGCTATTCTTAAGCGTTCAGCAAGGTTTGCTGATATGAACAATAAGCTCATTTCGACCATAATGCCGTTTTCAAATTCATCAACTAAAATATTTTGAGGGCTAACTCTAGGATCATTATTAATTACAGCATTTACTTCATCTAATATTAGATTTTTAACTTCGGGTGTAAGAGGTTCCATAACAAGATCTACAATACTGCTACCGAATTCAGGGTTTAATAGCTTTTCACCTTTACGTATAGCAAAATGATTTAACAAGTCACGTTTGACTAATTCAACATCAGTCAATCTTGTTGGTCCAAACTCATTGCTTATAGTTGTATATCCAATATATTGCGCCATATCGTATTTACACCTTATAAATCTATAGTAGGTGTTCTAAGAACGGATGGCCTAGCTACTGTTTTTCCAGCAGTAATATTTTTATAAGTTCCCGATCTAGTAAATGCTACTGCACTTTTAGCTGCCTGGCTATCTTTAGTTAACTGAGCTCTTTGATCTTGTTCACTAACAATCTGTGTTGTGCCTTTGAGAGGTTTTGGTTCAATAAGGGCTCCAGTTCTAAACTTGACCGCTGTGGCTGGGTCTGATGTCATACCCATATACATCATTGATGCTGTAGTTTCCGCATCATCGTCTCGTTGAATACCCCCTGACATTTTTAGATCGCTGTATATATTAATCATCTTGTTTTGAAACAGTTGTTCTTGTGCAAAGTCATTTTCCATGAAACCTTCCATGTCATCAAAACCATCTTTGCCTGTCCAGACTCTAGGGTTGTCGAGCTCGCCATTGAATTGGGTTTCAGCGTTAACATATCCATTATCAATCATGTCTGCTACAGTAAATCCATACTTTCCAAAAGCACCTGTTTCCTCATTAATGTAATCATACTCGCCATCACTACCAAATTCTTGTGCCATCATAGCAGACATTGCCCTGGTCTGAGTAGCATCCAAGGCACCAACGCTAAGACCCGTATTGAGTTGTTTGACAAAGTTAACTGGATCTAGTTTTTGACTGTTGGGCAATGCATCAGCAGCAACCAATCCTGCTTTTCCTGGCGGATTAAGCAAAACTGGCCAATCTTCATCATCGTCTTCAAAGGTCTGATCAACTGCTTGATATATTGTTGGTTGTGTTGTAACCAAATGTTTGTCATAAGGCTCGTGGGTAGGAGCTCTATCCACGCTTGTCTTTAGATCTTTAACAGCATTATAGAAGCCTTGTCCGTCAGTTTCAGTATCTTTTAGGGTTTTTATCTGTGCTGCCTGTTGTTTACCTGCTCCGGCGGCGCCGCTTTGGATTGCTGTACAAGAACCTGCTATACTAATTGTACCGCCTGCTTTAACATTCACTCCTGAACTGCCATCTAGATTAGCAGAGCCGCCGCTCTTTAAATTTGCAACTTTGCCACCAAACACATACATAGCACCATCACTATAAAGGTTAGTCATTTGCTGGCCCTCAAGATGCATATTATTCATACTAACCATCTGAATAGTTTGCCCAGCATGGAATTTTATTTGCTGGTCAGCATGGAAGTTTATATTGGCACTGCGAACGTTCACGTTTGTTTGGCTATACAGATCCAATTGCCCTTGCTTGTCCATCTGTATCCAAGCAGTGCCAGCAGCATTACTAATGTAGATAACATCCTCTGTATCGTGTAGTAGTAATTGATGTCCTTTAGCTGTACGGATACGAACAAGATTGTTGTTACCTTCGATGTCGCCATCGTCCATTACAATACTATGGCCTTTTGCTCTACTAACAGGTTTCATCAATACATCTTGTTGCTCGCCAGTAAGCTCACCGCCATCTTTTAGCTTGTTGAGAATGTCTTTTCTGTTTTTAATATCAGTGCCGTTTTTATCAAGCTTGCGGCCCTTGCTGGTAATCCCAATAACTTCGCTTGGAGTTTCACGCATTAAACTACTGGTAGTTAGACCACGAATTTCATCTTTATCTAGACCTACTACTTTCAGATGCCCTGCTTCAGTAACGTCTAACGCACGTTTTGGCGTTAGAAAATTCTTGAGTGTGCCAGTGTCATTTGCTTTATCATTAAACTCAAGAGCCGGCGCTTTGGAATGTCTTACCAGTGATTGTGTAGATGCATCTTTCGAGAAATTGTCTGTCATACTTGCTGCTGGCAAACTTTGCATCATGTACAAGTCTGGCGCGCAAGCAAACCAGTAGCCTTCAGAGTTTCTACCTTCAGGGAAGAAGCATAAAACTTTTGTTCCTATATCAGGCGCTGGATAAACAAAGCCGCCGGTATTTTTTACACTTATATTAGTTACATTAGGATCTAACGCTTCTGTTCTACTGTAAAACGGACTACACCATCTAACCTGACGCCACTGTGTTGGTTGATCTTCCAAACTCGCTGTTCGTGATCCGCTAGCCATTCCGCCTACTACTTCACCTGTTTGTTGGAATGTTGGCACAAACACACTAATAACACCCATGCGTGTGGGATGACTGTTAACTTTAACAATACCTACAACAATACTACGTTCTTCTCTGACGCCTCTTGCTTGTGAGGTATCAAAATCTTTATCACCACCTCTACTCTGAATATTTCTACTGGCTCTTGGCATTAATTATTCCTTATGCTGCTGCATCATCTTCAACTACTAAACCACTAAAACTGGGCGGTGGCGGTGGCGGAACTTCTGATATCAGTGCCTGAGTTGGATTTATTGTTCTATTAGGCAATGTACCAAATTCTCCAGTCTGTGTGTTACCGCCAGCCACAGAATTTGCAGTAGTTTTAGAAAAAGTTAATATTTCTTTACCGGTGGCAAACTCGCCTAGGGTATTGCCGCCGGCAACTTGATTAGCAACGCCAGAAGCAAATGTATTTACGCTACCATTTTTATTGGGTAATTTAGGCGCGGTTGTAGCTGATGTTGATATAGTCCTAGTTGGTTCAGTACTAGCCTTTGGTTCTGCTTGGTCAACACCATCTCTGCTTAAATCTCCAAGTTTATCAGGCTGCAAGTGTGTTCTAAATCCATTCAACTTTTGTTGGAATACACCCATACTAAAAGTACTTGTTATTTCAGTAACCTGATAAATTCCATTAAACTCACTACTACGATATTTTCCTTTGTTGGGAATAAGCAGTCCGCTCTGATCGTCATATTCAGTAGGAGTCTTCAAGTTAATCTGTATGTATGGTGGTGTGAGGTCATAGTCAATAGTACCATCTGGCAAGTATGGTTCTACATATCGCTGTCTATTCAATTCTTTGTCTTGCCAAAAACTGTCACCGGTAGGCAAAAATGCAGGATCTCCGCGAATAGATAGATTTAAGTTAATTAAATCACTACCATCGTTCATTAAAGTACTAAACAAATCTTTTGCTCTTTTATTTTTTATTGTTCCATCATCTTTAATAGACTGTCCTGATGGACTTTGTGTTACTACTTTAGTTTGAGGATTTCCTAAAGAACTATTTGGTGTTTTATCTGGTCTCGGATTTCCACTGGTTAATGCAACAGTCTGGTAATATGCATTATCCATGGTAAGTTTAAAATCAATTACATCAGTGTTTAGTCCTGTAAAAATATAATCATAAACTTTATGAACGCCTAGTCCTTTGGGTTTTGCTTTTTTACTCCAAGCAAAATCACTATAATATTGTAAACTGGGAACAATATCATACCTAACCTTAAATTTATATTTTCCGCGTTTTTTATCCCAGCCAATAGTGTCTGTTAATTTAGGTTTAATTTTAAACCAGCGTATTGCTTCATTTGTTGATGGTTCATTTTCCTTAACAACAAATCTTTCGCCGCTAAATTCGTCAACCTCAGTAATAATTTGATTGTCTTCGATAATATTTTGTTCAATATAATCACTACCCACAATTATATAGTTGATCAAATTTACTATACCAGTACCGCTGTTAATTTTAAATGTTCCAGTACTACTATCTAGATTAACACTGCCTTTTACTGCTGCGCCATAATTTTTAAAAAGCCTATTAGGATCATCATTGGGCGTATTCATAGCATCAAAGTTCTTCTGTACAAGTTTAGCTTTTGCCAATGAAGGTTCTATGTAAAAGCTAATTTGATCTGCTAATTCGTCTGTAGCTGGTGTTTCCTTCTTATCGTTCTCACTTGCATTTTCTAATATCTTTTTTGGCTTTGTAGCATCTTTATAAAAATTATTAATAGCAGAGGCCAAACTTCCCGGGTCACCATAATACACGTCAGCATCAGTTGCGTCTGGATCAGCATATTCCTCTTCAGCCTGAGCTTTAGCGAAAATATCCTCCACTGTCTTTGCTTTACACTGAATATTAATAGGAATACTTTGCTCAATGCTCTTCAGTAAGTCCTGATGAAATGGACATGCTTTAATTTTATAAACAGCGCCTGTTGATTCTACATCAAATTTAAACTCGATAAGTTTTACGGGAATATACTTTGGATAAACAATTTCATTCACTGGCTTGCCCAACTCATCGTAGCCTTTGAATTTTATTTCTAATAGATAAGGTGTCTGAAAAAAATCTACTTCATTTTGGAGCGCAGTTTTAGCTGTCTCACGTAAACGTTCAATAAAAGTAACACCGCGAGGTTCTGTAACTGTAAATGAAATGTCAATAGCATTAGTGTTGCCAGTACCTGTATTTGGACTGGATCCTATATTCTTAAGTTCTAAATCATCAATATAAAATTCTTCCTTAAATTCTGGTCCAGCATCACTGCCAACACCGCCGCTTCTGGCAATGAGAATTTTAGGAAATTCTGCAACGCTTCTGGGCTTTTGCATTAATTTTACATAGTTTTTAGGTGACATCATATACAGAGCAATATTGTATGTGTAACTAGCAAAGTTATTAAGAATATTTGGCTGTGGATTAATTTCAATAGTAGGAGGTAACGCATCACTAGTAGCAGTTTTTGATGACGAAGTTTTTGTTACAGGCGCACCGGAACCAGGGTCATCTAGATACTCACTTGGACTACGTTGTTTAATCTGTTCATTACTTGCGTTCCCGTTAGCTTGCTTACCTTGTTCTGCGGCATTCTGATTTGCTCTGGCGGTCGCATCCTGTTTTACTCGATTAGCATCTTCAGCTGATAGCGCATTTTTATTTGTAGTAGCATTTAATCTGTCGGGGTCGTTAGGTTTTGTATCTTTAGAAACTACACCAGCACCGGCATCTGGAACTCGTACTGGATCTTTAATACTATCCGAACCTAGGTTGTAATATTCAAATGCAGTTGTTCCATTAGCATCAGTTGTTGTGACCTGACCGTTGGCTAATTTTTTTGCCTGTCCAGGTCCTAACAAATGACTAGTAGCTAGTAATCCGCCTACTCGTGCAGGATCCTCGTTTCCGTTTAATACACCAATTCTTTTTAAAGTACTATAGTTAGCCTGTGTATAGTTTTGAAATGTAGCGTCCTGCAAGTTAGGATCGTTTAAAAATGCTTGTTGTCCGCCTGGAATAGTCCAGTTACGAGGATTTTCTAGAAATTCTTTCTGATTAAATCTGCCAGAACGTTGAGCCTGTAAGTAGGCATTAGTGTCGACCAATCCAGTATCTACTAGAGCTGCCGCTCCCATCTGATAAGCGCCACTATAGCCTAAACTATTAACAGCGCGATAATTGCTACTGCTTTCGCGCCGTTTAATTGTCTCTTGATAGCTGGCAAATTCTTTATTACTTAGTGGACCCACACTCATGTTATAGTCCTAGTACTGATTGTATGGTTGTTTGTTTGGGCAAATAAAACTGTATTCCAGTTACAAAGTCAAATATAGGATCCTTAAACTGGTTGGGGTTTCTTACTGCAAACACCCACCATAAATTGGAATTTTTATATAAGTCATGTGCTAGTAGGTCTGGCCTGTACTCATAGATATTTGTCAACGTGAACAATACGTCATCCTTCTTTGCTGGTATATTTCTATATGTTAATATATCCAAATAATTTCCTGCGAACTGTGTGTTAGCATACAGACTATCTGGGCTATAAGTTACATCGGCCATTATGGCATACCTCCTGCTCCATACTTGCTTCCAATTAGATCACCACGTGCATACGCTTCCAAACTAAATTGAGTTGTTTGTGTACGAGTAACAACTGGTATTAGACTCACGTTAACATTTAACAATGTTGGAACCATGGATGTGTCAGCTAAAAAGTCTCCCTGTTCATCAAAGTTAAGCACGCTAGCCTCCATGTAATCGTAAGCGTCAGTTAGATCTGAGTTGTAACTTGCTACAACCACTGGCACGCTGTTAAACATATAAGCACCATATGCACTAAATCTTAACACAGGCGGCGGCGTTCCTCTCAAGTTATCTTGGCCGTAAAACATTTTAGTACTTGCTCTTAGGAAGTTAATAACTGCTAGTACATATGCTGCTTCACTAGGAGTATTGCTCGTAAACTGTCCAACTAAACTGATACTATCAATGCTGCTGTGACTGTAATTCTGCTGAGTATAGTTGGTGTGTGCTAGATTAGTACCAGTATAGTTTGCTGCATAGGTAACGTTTATTGTAGGGGTATATGGCCAAACAACACCATCTGTGGCTCGTAGTGGAGCAAGAAGTTGATTGCTGCTGTCTTTGTAAAACATGTTAGCTTGGCCTGGACTTAGGCTTAATCTAGCTCTTAGATCCTGATCTTTAAACCTAGCCTGACCAATACTTGCATTTGGTGTTACATTTTGGGCGCCTGGATTTAACCCAGCATTCTTAAGACGTGCGTCTGAGTTGTTAAGTATAGGGCCGGCCACCTTATTAAAAACATTTCCAATTATACCACTGCCGATATTGGGAAATTTAGGAATATCAACCATAAACAAGTCACCTTTTTATTGCTTTCTATATTTATAGCATGTATAATATGGGTATATTTAAGGAAATTTCATGAAAGCTAGAAAATACCTAAACAATAGAGACATCCTAAAAGAAATACATAAAAGCAAAAATAGTTATTGCAGCTTTGTTAATGAAGATGATAACCATTATGATTTAGTACTGCCCAACATTAGCAAAGTTAATATTAGAACTGTTGCACAGGCTAAGCGCAACAGGGCCGATCGACTAGCACGAGCCGCCTATGAAGCTGAATCAGAAGTTAATCCAAAGTGTAAATTAGCTGAGTTTACACTAGATTGGAAAAAAATTAACAAGCTTGACGTCGTATTTCGGATTATGACATATGATCATATACCATTGGAACCCGGAAGAAAGAAAAATCCAAAAACTACTAGTGATCATCATGTAGTGTGCAACTTCCCACCATTCCAGCATTACAAGTTTAATGATAATGATGAGTTAGTTTGTGTAGGAAAAAGTCATTGGGTTGGTGGCATGGAGAATGGTTATTTTAGTTGTGATCATGGAAAAATGACAAATACTCTAGCACGTATGTTCATGAAACTAGTTGAAAGATACGGCACTAGAAGTAATTGGCGAGGTTATACCTACAACGATGAAATGCAAAGTTCTGCGCTGCTACAATTAAGTCAAATTGGTCTAAAGTTTGATGAAAGCAAAAGTCAAAATCCATTTGCATATTACACTGCCATTATCACTAATAGTTTTACTAGAGTTCTAAATTTAGAGAAGCGTGGCCAGAATATTCGAGACGACATTCTAGAACAGAATGGTCTAAATCCAAGTTATACAAGACAGTTTTCCAACGCAGATCGTAAAACTTCTTAATCATGAATCTATTTAAAAAAGCGATTTTCTTCACAGACATTCACTTTGGTCTAAAGTCCAACAGTAAGACGCACAATCAGGACTGTTTGGATTTTATTGACTTTGTTATTGAACAGGGCAAGGCCAACAACTGCGAAACCTGTGTGTTCTTGGGCGACTGGCACCACAATCGTGCCAGTCTAAACATCAGCACACTAAACTACAGTGTTCGTGCATTTGATAAGCTAAGTGATAGTTTTGCACAGGTGGTATTCCTTCCTGGCAATCATGATGAGCACTATCGTGATACACGAGAAATGAACAGTGTAGTGTGGGCTAAGAAGTGGGACAATGTTCGACTGTTTGATGACATCACAGAAGAAGGCGATGTCTGTGTTATGCCCTGGCTAGTGGGTAAAGAGTTTGCTCGAGTTCCTAAGATTGAAGCCAAGTATATGTTTGGTCATTTGGAACTGCCTAACTTCTACATGAACGCAATGGTGCGTATGCCTGACGTGGGTGAACTCAAGCGTGAAGACCTGCGTAGTGAAACCGTGTTTACTGGTCACTTCCACAAGCGACAGACGCACAAAAACATCACATACATTGGTAATGCGTTTCCTCATAACTATGCTGATGTAGGCGACGACGAGCGTGGCGTAATGATTTTAGAATGGGGCAAAGATCCGGAATATATTGCCTGGCCTGATGCTCCCAAGTACAGACGTTACATGCTAAGTGATATTTTAGAAAACACAGACAAACTCCTAAAACCCAATATGTATTGTCGTGTTGAACTGGACATTGACATCAGCTACGAAGAAGCAAACTTTATCAAGGAGCAGTTTATCCCAGAGTTTAGTTTACGTGAACTTGCTCTTATACCTAGAGTTGGCGAAGAGGATCACGCACAAGAGTTTGAAGGCGAAGTCAACTTTGAAAGTGTGGACAGCATTGTAACGTCACACCTCACACAGTTGGATAGTCCACAGTATGACAAAACTCTTATGTTGGATATCTATCAAAATCTATAGTATAATATAATATGTTTAAAATTAATACCCTTACAGTAAAGAACTTCATGAGCGTGGGTAACCAAACCCAGGCTATTGACTTTGACCGTAGAGACCTATTAGGAGGTGATTAATATATATTAAACGGTCATGCAAGTCTGCCCGGTTGAAATCCTTCTGGGCAGACTTTTCCTCTATAATTTATTTCTCCATTATTAAACCATTTTGTGCCTTTAATTGATTGACCATTATTTGGTCTTTTTTTGCCTTTGTTCCCTAACCCTATTTTAATTCTTGTCTCTAGAGACTTTGGACCAAGCCCCTTACCCTCGCGGCTATTACTAATTTTTTTCTTTGTCTCTATAGTCGGCGGTTTACGAGGAGATTTTTTATAACTGTCCTTCAATGAATCAGACCTTTTTTTGTTGGCCTCATCGGAATAAATTCCGGTTTTGCCTTTGTTCCACGGAACACGTTGACCAGATTCATACTGTCTTTTTTGTAAGTCACTTATTTTTTTCTTGGTTTTATTTGTATGTTTTTTACCATACCCGCCGCCAGTTTCAGGAATCAAATTGGCCCACTGTGGATCTTCTACAATATTCCAGAGTTTACTGTAATATCTACCCCAATGAGATAGTTCATCATGATCTTTACATTCCCTCAATATTTCAGTTGAAAAATCATAACCATGTGTATCTAGATGACTAAGCCAACGTTTTCCAGAACCTGTGTATTTTTGATAGTCCTTATTGGATGTTTTGCCTAGATACTTTACTCCAGTTTTGTTGTGAGTTTTAACGTACAAATAAATAGTCATGCTGATGCTCCCGTTAAGCGTTAGAGTAGGTGGAAGTTCCAGTTCGCGACCTACATTATATTTATATTGATAGTTATTCAATTTTACAGTATTATAAAGTATGTTCCAATTAAATACGTTAACCGTTAAAAATTTCATGAGCGTGGGTAATCAGACCCAAGCCGTAAACTTCAATAGACGTGATTTGACGCTCGTTCTTGGTGAAAACTTAGATCAAGGAGGTGATGATTCTGGCGCCAGAAATGGCACGGGTAAAACCACAATCATCAATGCACTGAGTTATGCTCTCTACGGTCAAGCTCTTACTAATATCAAGCGTGACAACTTGATTAACAAGACCAACAGTAAAAATATGTTAGTTACTGTTGACTTTGAGCTAAACGGCGAACAGTATCATATTGAACGTGGGCGGAAGCCTAATGTATTAAAGTTTACAGTTGGAGAGATTGAGACAGAAGAACAGCAGGGTGAGAACCGTGAAACTCAGACTGAGATAGAACGCTTGTTGGGTATGAGCCACGAGATGTTTAAACATCTTGTTGCTCTTAATACCTATACACAGCCGTTCCTTAGTTTGAGTGCTAATGATCAGCGCGCTATTATTGAGCAAATGCTGGGCATCACATTACTAAGTGAAAAGGCAGAGAAACTAAAGGAACTAGGCAAGCAAACTAAGGATATGATTACTGAAGAAGAGTATCGTATCAAAGCAGTTGAGGATGCTAATAAACGCATTGCTGAACAGATTGACAGTCTTAAGAAACGTCAGCGACTCTGGCATGCAAAGCGTGATGAGGACGTAAAGAAACTAAAGTCTGGCATTGAGGATCTAGCACACATTGACATCGACAGTGAACTTGCTAATCATAAACTGTTAGAAGACTTTTACGTGCAAAAGAAACGGCGTGAAGAAGCAGAGCGTTGGATTAGTAGCATTGATAGTGACAATGACAAGCAGAATAAACTTATCGGTAAACTAGATAAAGAAATTAGTTTACTTGAAGAACACAAGTGTCATGCTTGTGGGCAGGATATTCATGATACTACGCAGGAAGAAATTCTAGCCAGCAAGCAGGAACAGAAGCAGGAAGCTGCAATGCAGATACTTGCTAACGAAACTCAACGTGCTGACCATATGGATGTATTGCAGGAAGGCGAACTTGGCGTTGCGCCGCAGGTGTTTTATGATACCATCGACGATGCTTACAACCATCGTACTACAGTGGCTAGTTTGGAAAAGGAACTAACCAAACGTACAGAGGATGAAGATCCTTACGCAGAACAAATTGAAGAAATGGAAAGTCAGGGTATCGAACAAGTAAGTTGGGACACTATCAATGAACTTGCTAAACTACGCGACCATCAGGACTTCTTACTCAAGCTACTTACCAACAAGGACAGTTTTATACGCAAACGTATTATAGATCAAAACCTACAGTTCTTAAACGCACGGCTAACATACTATCTTGGACGCATGGGCTTACCGCACACTGTTCGTTTTATGAACGATTTAGGCGTGGAAATACAGGAACTAGGCCGCGACTTGGACTTTGATAATCTCAGTAGAGGCGAACGAAATAGACTTATTTTAAGTCTAAGTTGGGCGTTCCGTGATGTATGGGAAAGCTTGTATCATCCTATCAATTTACTGTTTATTGACGAAGTTGTTGATAGTGGCATGGATGCTAGCGGTGTTGAAAGCGCACTAGCAGTCCTTAAGAAAATGAGCCGTGATCGTAACAAGAGTGTGTGGCTGGTTAGCCACAAGGACGAACTTGGTGGGCGTGTTAACAATATACTTAAAGTTGTTAAAGAGAATGGCTTTACAAGTTATGATACGGATGTAGAAGTTGTATAAGGTATTACATTTAGAATCAACAGATGTATGCCAGGCTGAGTGTCCGCTATGCAGTAGATCAACCAATCCTGCATTTACTGACTCGCATAGCCATCTATCAATAGAACAAATACAAGCGAAGTTTGGTACTGATATTATAAAGAGTTTGGATAAGATGTTTATGTGTGGTAACTACGGTGATCCAGCCGCTGGGCGCAACACATTGGAAATCTACAGATATTTTAGAAGTATCAACCACAACATCACACTAGGCATGAATACTAACGGTGCTTTGCAGTCAGTTGAGTGGTGGAAGCAACTTGCTAAGATTTTTATGCTTCCTGCAGACTATGTGGTTTTTAGTATAGACGGATTAGAAGATACAAATCACATCTATAGACGTAATGTTATCTGGAATAAGTTAATTGATAATTGTACAAGTTATATAAACGCTGGTGGAAATGCTCACTGGGATATGCTAGTGTACAAACACAATCAGCACCAGGTTGATGAATGCATGGAATTAGCAAAAACGCTGGGATTTAAATGGTTTAGAGCAAAAGTTAGCAAACGAGCTTTTATAGATGGTTTAGAATTTCCCGTAGGTTATGAAAGCCCACGAATAGAACAGGGCAATATTAACTGTATGGCTTTGCAAGAATCCAGCGTGTATATAAGTGCGACTGGAGATGTACATCCTTGCTGTTGGTTAGGCAATGATCTAAATAACACATTAAAAATGGCAGATGTGCAGGCAACATGGAATACTGATACACCCCATCCAACTTGCAAAAGAACATGTAGCACAATGCAAAATAGTTTTAAAAATCAATGGCAATGTGAGGTAGAATTGTGTTAGCAGACTGGCATTTTCATATAGAAATTAGCAGTAAGTGTACTCTGCGTTGTCCACGTTGTCCCAGGCAAGAAGTTCCTGATGGGCTAATAAACACTGAGCTAAACTTAGATTTTTTTAAACGCCACTTTACACCCGACTTTATAGAAACCCGTTTGGAAAAAATTACGTTTTGTGGAGATGATGGCGATCCTATATATGCTCATGATCTTATTCCTGTAATTGAATATATTAAAAGTATAAAACCAGTTGAGTTTGTATTAGTTACAAACGGCAGTTACAAAAGTAGAGAATGGTGGACACAATTAGGCAATGTGTTAGACAGTGGGGATACTGTTCATTTTAGTATAGACGGCTATGATAATGATTCCAATAATCTGTACAGGGTAAACTCTAATTGGGATAGTATTATGCAGGGTATGCAGACTCTAAGACAGAACAGCGAATGTCTGATTACCTGGGCCGCTATTGCATTTAGATTCAATCAAGATCATTTGGATCTAATGCAGGCTATTGCTAAAGACAATGGCGCAGATATTTTTCAGGTAACACTGAGCACAAAATTTGGTAGTGTGTATGAAAATTATGGAGCAGATGATCCACTAGAGCCCGGTGCTGAATATGTAAGTAGTACACAAAGATTTGAACGCCAGCATGTACATTTAACACCAAGAGCACGGTCAGAACGAGTACATCAAATTAATCAGGATCTATATGACTCCACACAACAAGCAGATATTATTCCTTTGTGTGAAATAGGCAACAAGGGTTTGTATATCAATAGTCAAGGACTATTATATCCTTGTTGTTGGGTAGCAAATAGATATAATCACAACTCAGAATGGCATAAACTAGCAAAACAATTTGACTTAAACAAAAATTTATTGCAGAATATACTTAATGATAATTTTTGGCAGACCGAATTCAGGCAGTTTAGATGGCAAGAATGTAAAACAAAATGCAACTGTAAAGTTGTAAATCAAGAATATGCAACCAGCTGGTAGCATCTTACTATATAATAAACATGACATGGCTATACAATGATGAACCAGTTGAGGAAATACCCGAAGGTGTAGTAGGGTTTGTTTACTTGATTACAAATACTACTAATGGCAAAAAATACATAGGCAAAAAACTAGCTCAATTTAGGCGCACAAGGCCACCTCTCAAAGGCAGAAAAAATAAACGACGTTCAACAGTAGAATCAGACTGGCGCGATTATTACGGCTCATCAGACAATTTAACGGCAGACATAGAACTACTAGGCAAAGAAAACTTCAAACGTGAAATACTCTTCTATTGTTACAGCAAGGGAGAGTGTAGTTACATTGAAGCAAGAGAACAGTTCAGGCACCGTGTACTAGAATCTGACGAATGGTACAATGGACATATCAGAGTCCGTGTACACAAGAGTCAAAAAGTCATCTCAGAATCAAACAAAAACTATGGCAAAAATTGATTGGTCAAGACACAAACTCGTTAGTAAACTCGACAGAGATTATTTTAACGATCCTAAAAAAGGTTTTGACAGCAAATGGCATGAAAAAAGAAACTCTAAAAGACAAATCAAACTAGGCATCCACGAAAAACACAACTGGCAAGTAGTCAAACTAGAATCGGGACCACACACAGGCAAAATAATCTGTAACGATTGCGGAGGCAAATTTGTTACATGGTTACCTAAAGGCAGTATATAACAGCACATAAAAGGCATATAACAGCACATAAGGTTGGCGGGCCAGTTTAGAAATACCGCTGTGGAAAAACTAGCGTAAGAAACTAGACACGTGACACGTTGAGCGAACGCCCTAAGGCTGTAGTTTGATGTAGATTGAATGCTGTCAATCGAAAAACTGCACATTACACATAAAAACTCTTTAGCAACAGGAACGAAGCGAGAGGTAGTTGGAAACAACGATGTCGACGTAGGTTGGGAAAGGTCAGAGCCCATTGTGTAGCAGTATAATAAACACCTACTTCCAATGTCTATGGCTGGGATAACTCGTATGAAGATCGAGCCGACGGAACCCAAAAACAGGTTCCGTCTGACTGAAATAATCTGTATGAATATCGATTAAAAAAAAACAAAACACGAACGTCAGTGAGTGTTTGGATGATCGTAGATCATTCCATTACGGTTGATTGAATCACATAATATGTTATAATATGTAATACACTAAGGTGTAAATAGTCTAGCTAGAAAAAGTTTGTATGAGATACACACATGGATAAACGCACACAAAGCGATGCAGAACATGCATTCATTGAATTTGTAGATAAAATTACAGAACTTGGCTTTAAGTTTGACATATATACTAAGATAGAGCTTACATATGTTAAAGGAGATGCAGCAGAATCTCCTCATAATATGGCTAACAAACTGAATCTAAGAGCTGAAGACTTTATAAAACAAGAAAAATCATTGCTCAATGAAGACGATGATTCTTAGTAAAAAGGCAACTTGGTTTTCTTAGTTGTTTCCAAGTTATCATCGATTATTTCTCTGATAATTTTACGTTCAGCAAGGCTTAGATAACTTGCTTCTTCATAACTCAAACCACCACGCATATACCAGCAGGACTGAAGAAGTTCCCTCTTCAGTGCTATGACCTCTTTTTCCATACCTTCCAGCATCTTAACAATCTGGTCATGAGATAGTGTTAAGAGCCGGATGCGAAAAAATTTGCGTTGTCAAACGTAAATGGAATATTGTATTGATGACCGCAATCGCTACATTTTGCGTCTACGTCATTGCTAGATAGAATTTTTCCAATTTCCTCGATACTCTTTTGAATAAAATCAAAAGTTTTACGATCGCAGTTTCTCATAAACTCATCGATATATTGAGGATTGTCTACTTTTTGCCCTTCAGCAGTTGTAATACTAACAATACCGTTAGTAATAACACCCACAGTAAAATCTGTCATCTTTTTAAAGATAACATTAGTTCTAGCTAGTTTCTCATCATCCTCTAAATTGTCATTTTCAGCAATTTGTATAAGACGCTGTGTATTGAATGTTTCCATGCTGAGTTTATTAATAGTGCTGTAGTCTTGTGGTCTGAATTCAAATGTTAGGCCATTAAACGACCTAGGAGTATCATATACTGTAACATCAACTGTTCTATCTAAGAATGTTCTAAGATCTACACCAAAACTGTTTTCTGCCGAACAAGCAGGACAATTACTATCAAAGTCCATAGTTTCGCCATAGCTAGCAATTCGTATAGCAATAAGAATTGAATCAATATCAGTGCTGGGAATTGCCCAAGCGTTTTTAATGGCTGGGATACAACTTTGTATAACATCTACTACTGCCTGACCGTTAAGTAATGCGTCGGGATTATTAAAGATCATTTCGTCTCTAGCAGTCATGGGAAACACACTGTATTCACCAGTAGGACTCTGATCTAAACTACCCACTGGCCAAAATCTGCCTGCACTGGGTAATTTTACTTGTAATGCTGGTGATCTAAAATGCTTGCTCAGTGGGTTACCACCGGTAGACATGTTAGTTGTATTAAATGTTGTTGCCATCATAGGTGGCTCTGTAGCCATGTGAAATCTCCATATAAATAATATAAGTGTAGAATACTCTGGGTATTTATCTGCGCATATAATGCTGGATTTTTAATTTATGGCTGAACAAGTTACAGGTAAAATAGGCGATCAGAACGTAGTATTAGAAAATGCTGCTAGTGAAGCTACCTTAGAGCGTATTCTACAAGCAATGGGGGGCGGCGGCGCCGGCGCTGCCTCTAAAGTTGAGCAAACGCAAAAGAAATTAGCTGCCGCTACAGCTAAAGCAATACCCTCTATTCAACAGTTAGATAGACAAGCGAGCGAAGCAGGCAAAACTTTAGGCGAAACTGTTACAAACATTGCTAATAAAGCTGGGCTTGTAAGTAAAACATTTACTGATTTAGCCAAAGGTGGTCAAGGAGCATCAGATTCTTTAAAAGGATTTACCAAGCAAGTTGGTGATGGTGCTAGCAAGTTCGGTGTTCTGGGCGGCGCTGTTGGTGGATTAATTACAGGTGTTGGTGCTGTATTAGCAGCAGGACTAGGCGCACTAGACAAAACTGACGCTATGTTTAATGACATAGTCAAGTCTGGCGCAGCCTTTGGTGGAAGCCTAACTAGATTTAGACAAGTAGCTACGAGTAGTGGTTATACCATGGAGCAGTTTGCTGGTGCTATTAAAGCAAATACTGCAGGACTAGCAACTTTTGGTGGCAGTAGTACAGCAGGCGCCAATGCTCTTGCTGGCATTATGAAAGCTACTAGGAATACTGGACTAGCGCAAACGTTACAAAGCATGGGCGTTAGCATGAAAGAGCAGCCAGAGTTTATGGCTGACTACATGAGTCAACTAGCAGCAACAGGTAGATCCTTAAAGGATTTTGGTGGTGATTTTAACGCTGTAGCACTAGCTGCCGGCCGCTATAAGAGAGATTTAATAGAACTAGCAGAAATTACAGGCACTAGTGCTGCTGAACAGAAAAAGAACCTTGATGCACAAAAACTTGATGCACAGTTCCAAGCACAGTTGGCTGGAATGAGCAAAGAGCAAGGAGACCAAGTTAGAGCTCTTATGGCAAGTATGAGTCCATTAGAGCAAGAAATGTTAAAACAACAACTTGCTTTTGGTGGATTACGTGGAGAAACGGCCGCTGCTGGTGCTATGTTCCCTGGTTTAGCAGGGCAAGTTGCTGATTTAGCTAATGGTGTAAAATCTGGAGAACAAGATTTAACAGGACTTTACAAACAATCAGGCAGGGCAAGACAAACTCAAATTGCTGGTGATCTTGATCGTAACAGACAAATGATGGCCTTTGGTGCTGGAAATAAAGCAATGCAGGATGCTTACCTAGTATCAATGAAGAAACGGCAAATTGATTACAATAAAGCAGAAGCAAACGGATCAGATCAGCGTAACAAATTAGACAGACAAGCTGCCGCTGCCAACGAAGCTAGAAACAATTTCTTAACATCACTAGAAAGAATTGGTAATGCTCTCATGAGCAATGACGGCTTTATTAAGTTCCTAGAGGTTATGACTACCGCAATCGAGGGTGTAGCAAATACTATTACTGGTTTGATAGGTTATCTAGGCCCAAACGGATTTGCTGGTGCAATTATTGCAGCAACCACTGCACTATTTGCTCTTAAAGCTAGTAGAGGCGCAGGCCTACTAGGCGGAGGCGGAGCCGCAGCTGGCAAAGGTGCTGGAGCAGGGATAGCTGGTATAGGCAGAGGCATGGGCGCAGGACTAAAAGGTATGGCAGTTGGTCTTAAAGCTCTTGCAAATCCAACGGCACTTGTTGGATTGGCCGCTGTAACTCTTGCTGTTATGGGTTTAGCAAAAGCAGCCCAAATTGCTGCACCAGCATTTGAACCCTTGGGTAAAATGTTTAAATCTGTATTTGAAGGACTAGCACCCCTTGTCACTAGTGTAATGGATGGCATTAGTAACTTTGTTTCCAGCGTAGGCGGGTCTATCAAAGGTGTAATAGAAGGTATTGGTAATAGTATTGCTACAGTTGTAGACAGTATTACAAATATGAAAACTGCTGGCGTAAATGCTACAACAGAGCAGATTGAAAGACTATCAAAAATTCCAGCAGGTCAAATGTTTCTTGCGGCAGATGGAATCGAACGAATGAAAGCGGCATTAGAAGGATTTACTCCAGGGTTCTTTGGCGGATTAAGTCAGGGCCTGGGTAGTTTCTTTGGTGGTGATCAAGGTGATAAGATTGTTAAATTAGCTGAGGCAGGTGCTAAACTTAACACTGGTATTGCTACACTAGATATGAAAAAGTTTGATCTAACAGCTGGAATAGAAGACAGATATAAAGTATTTGCAAACGAGGTTGAGCGTGTAGCACGAGCAACCAATAGCATGGACCCCAGTGTTTTTGAAAACGGTCTAAACTTCCTCAGCAGCCTAAATCCATTTAGTAGTGCTCCTGCTCCTAACGCTGCTAGTGCTACAGCCGCACCAGCAACAGCAACTACACCAGCAGCAGCCAGTATGAGTATAAACGATATACAGGCAAAACAACTTGAACTCTTACAGAGACTTGTTGAAATAACAGAAACCGGATTTGACGAAAACGAGTCATTATTAACTAGAATTTCTAGAAATTAAATGTTATAATAGGGTAAATACTCTATAAGGTGGTAATGAATGTCCTGGAAAAAATATTTTAAAGTAGTTGACGCAAGTCCATTAACAAATGCTGGTGCGGCAAGTTCCACTGGTAGATCTGATGTTGCGTTTAGAAACTATGCTAGTAGTTTGCCAGATGTGTATATTGGCCACCCAAATCGTGTGGAACGATACAATCAATATGAGAACATGGATGTTGACAGTGAAGTTAATAGTGCGCTGGACATTCTAGCAGAATTCTGCACACAGACAAATGTTGAAAATGGAACTGTATTTGACATTTACTGGAAAGAACCACCCAGTGATACAGAAGTTGATACGATTAAAAAACAACTTGTCAACTGGAATAACTTAAACGAGTTTGACAAGCGAGCATTTAAAATGTTCCGCAATACTCTAAAGTATGGTGATCAGGTGTTTATTAGAGACCCTGAAACATTTGCCTGGTTTTACGTAGACATGAACAATGTTGTTAAAGTCATTGTTAATGAGAGCGAAGGCAAAGAGCCCGAGCAGTATGTTATTAAAAACATTAATCCTAACTTTGAAAATTTGACAGTGTCAGCAGTAACAGGCGCAGACGATTATCATAGACCAGGACAACAGCCGCAGGGTTATATTCAGCCTAGTAACGTATATGGTGGCGGCGGAAGTAATACTGGTAGATTTGATCAGGGACAGAATGGGTTTGCTATAGAAGCACAGCATGTCGTTCATCTAAGTCTAAACGAAGGACTTGATGATGTCTGGCCTTTTGGTAACAGTATTCTTGAAAATATCTTCAAAGTATTCAAACAAAAAGAGCTACTAGAAGACGCTATTATTATCTACCGTATTCAACGTGCTCCAGAGCGTCGTGTATTCTATGTGGATGTGGGTAACATGCCCAGTCACATGGCTATGGCATTCGTTGAGCGTGTTAAAAACGAAATCCATCAGCGTCGTATCCCCAGTCAAACTGGCGGCGGTACAAATATTTTAGATACAACTTACAATCCACTTAGCATTAACGAAGATTACTTCTTCCCGCAGACAGCAGAAGGTCGTGGTAGTAAAGTTGAGACCTTGCCAGGCGGTACAAATTTGGGCGAGATTGACGATCTAAAATATTTTACAAATAAACTATTCCGTGGGTTGCGTATTCCCAGCAGTTATTTGCCCACTGGGCCAGACGAGGGTGAGAGATCCTTTGCTGATGGCAGAGTTGGCACAGCATTGATACAGGAATACAGATTTAACGAATATTGCAAGCGTTTACAACGTATGATTGTTCAGCCATTTGACTTAGACTTCAAGATGTTCCTAAAGTGGCGCGGACTTGAGATTGACAACAGCAGTTTTGAATTGCGCTTCAATGAGCCACAAAACTTTAGCAAATACAGAGAAACTGAGATTGATACTGCTCGTATTGGTACATTTACACAGTTAGAGCAGTATCCTTACATGGCTAAACGCTTCCTAATGCAGCGTTTCCTAGGATTATCTGAAGAGGAAATGGCAGATAACGAGCGTATGTGGGCTGAAGAAAACGGCGAAGTTGAAACTGGCAAGCCCAGTTTACGTAGCGTTGGTGTTACAGCCGGCGGTTTAGAAACTGATCTAGATACTTTTGAGCCAGCAGTCGAAGAGCCAGCTGGACCTGAGGCTGGTGAAGTAGCACCAGCACCTGAAGCAGGCGCTGAAGTACCACCTCCTCCACCGGTGGTTTAATAAATACCTTAGGAGAACGTCAGTGTTTTTAAAGAGTTTAATTGAATCAGAACAAGAAAATTATGATGCTAAAGCAGACAATAGCGTTGCTAAAAAGTCTGATACTCGTAAAACACGACTTACACTTGAGCAAATCAACAAGCTAAGACGCTTGAATGATTTAAAAATAACAGAATATAATAAAACTGTAGCACAAGTAAAAAAGCAATATGCAGCACCTAAGGAAGAGGCCGCACCTAGTTTTTAATCAATAAAAAGTGAAAAATTTGGCTGAAATTTGTATATCTTTCGTTTTGAACCAAAAACACAGCATTTAACTCCATTTTTTCTATAAAGGCTAAATAAATTAAATGCCTTATGAATAAAAGGAGCCTTTTTATGTCAGATAAATTTAATCAGCTCATTGAGCTACTAATTGCAGAAGATCAGGAGAAAGCCCAAGAGCTTTTTCATGAGATCGTTGTTGAGCGCAGTCGCTCAATCTATGAGAGCCTAATTGACGATGAGACCGTCGAAGAGGCAGCAGAAGAAGAAGAAGTTGCAGAAGACGAGACAGTTGAAGAAGAAGCTGTTGAAGAGAGTGACTTTGATGAAGAACTAGGCGGTGACGCAGCAGACGATATGATTGCTGATATCGAAGCCGACGAAGAAGGTCTAGCAGTAGAAGCTGAGGAAGGTGACGAAGAACTAGAAGATCGCGTTGTTGACCTCGAGGACGCACTAGACGAGCTAAAAGCAGAATTTGATCGCTTAATGAGCGACGAAGCTGATGATGAAGAAGCAGAAGACGAGATGGACATGGACATGGACATGGACGATGCTGAAGAAGCAGAAGACGAGATGGACATGGACATGGACATGGAAGAGCCAGAAGCTGAGGAAGAAATGGAATCAGCCGAAGACTTCGTTCGTGAGTATAAAGAGCAGGCACCAGCCCCAGTTACAGCAGAACAAGGTGACGGAAAAGCTGGCCCAGTTGCTAAGAAGAACGACATGGGTGGTAAAGCCACAATGAGCAAAGGCGAGGAAAAAAGCGCCAGTGCTCCTAAGGCTGCAAAGCAAACTGATGCTATGGACACACGTGAAGCTGGCAAGGCCGGTATGAAACAGGCATAAGGTAGGTACAATATGAACTACCTTAGAGAACACCTTACTTTCGATCAAGCTAGAATCGTAACAGAGTCTGCCAACGAGGGCAAGGATCTCTATATGAAAGGCATTTGTATTCAGGGCGGGGTTAAAAACGCTAACCAGCGTGTTTACCCTGTCTCTGAAATTTCCAATGCCGTTATGCAGCTCAATGACCAAATCACATCAGGTAATAGTGTACTTGGTGAAGTTGATCACCCGGACGATCTAAAGATTAATTTAGATCGTGTCAGCCACATGATTACTGAAATGTGGATGGATGGCCCTAACGGCTATGGAAAACTAAAGATTCTTCCCACTCCAATGGGTACTCTAGTAAAGACCATGTTGGAGAGTGGAGTAAAGTTAGGCGTTAGCAGTAGAGGTTCTGGCAATGTTCAAGAATCTTCCGGTAACGTTTCTGACTTCGAAATTGTCACAGTAGACGTTGTGGCACAACCCAGTGCTCCAAATGCATATCCTAAAGCAATCTATGAAGGATTGCTTAATATGCGTAACGGGCACACAGTACTTGAAATTGCTAGAGAAGCAAACGGCAATACTAAAGTACAACAATACCTGAAGGATGAGGTAACTCGTCTTATCAGGGATCTAAAGATCTAGGAGACTATAATGCTAGATGCTATCAAACCACTTTTAGATAGCGACCTTGTCAACGAGGATACTAAGCGTGAAATCCAGGAAGCCTGGGATTCAAAGCTAGTTGAAGTTCGCACACAGGTTACGGCAGAACTCCGTGAGGAATTTGCTCGTCGCTATGAACACGACAAATCCGCAATGGTTGAAGCTTTAGATAAAATGGTTACTGAAACTCTATCAGAAGAGCTAGTACAGATTGCTGAAGAAAAGAAGAAGATTGCTGAAGACCGCGCAAAGTTTGTGGCAAAGATGCAAGAAGCTTCAGGCAATTTTGACCAGTTCCTAGTACAGCAGCTAACAAACGAGATAAAAGAACTACGCGAAGACCGTGAAACACAGGCCTCGGTCGTAGCAAAGTTGGAAAATTTCGTTGTAAGTCAGCTAGCTGAAGAAATCAAAGAATTCCAGACAGATCGTCAGGACGTACACAATACAAAGGTTCGTCTAGTTAAAGAGGCTAGAGAACAATTCAATAATCTAAAGCAGACCTTTGTAGAGCGTTCTAGTCGTATTGTTGAGGAAGCAGTAGCTAAGAATCTTAAAGCAGAATTAACTCAACTACGTGAGGATATCCAAGCAGCTAAAGATAATACTTTTGGCCGCAAGATCTTCGAAGCATTTGCAACAGAGTTTGGCGCAAGTTATCTAAATGAGAATCAAGAGATTCGCAAGTTAGAAGCACAAGTTGAAGCAGTAAATGCTCAACTAGCTGAAGCTCAGGAAGCAGTTGCTGAGAAGGCAAAGATTATTGAGAGCAAACAACAGGAAGTAAATGTTATTACTGAAAACTATAAACGTAACGACGTAATGGCTGGACTTCTTAAGCAACTCAATAAAGAAAAGGGCGCAGTAATGCGTGACCTATTAGAGAGCGTACAGACTGAAAAGTTACAAGCCGCTTTCGATCGTTATCTACCAGCAGTACTAGATGGTGCTGCACCTAAGAAGGAAAAAGCTGTAATTGCAGAAAGCCGTAAAGAGGTAACCGGAGATAAAGAAGCTAAAACACAACTTGTAGTAGAAGAAGACAGATCAAATATTGTTGAACTACGCAAGTTGGCAGGCCTGAAGTAAGGTACCAAAGGAGACAATAAAATGTCAGATGTACTATTAGAAAGCCGTTGGAGCGAAACAAAAGACGCCCTACTTGAGGGCCTTGAAGGTTCACGCCGCGGTGCAATGAGTGTTGTCCTAGAGAATACTAAAAAGTATCTCGCAGAGGCAGCATCAAACGGTGCAACAGCAAGCGGTAACGTAGCTACACTAAATCGTGTTATTCTACCAGTTATCCGCCGTGTTATGCCAACAGTTATCGCCAACGAAATCGTTGGTGTACAACCAATGCAGGGCCCAGTAGGCCAGATCCACACACTACGTGTTCGTTATGCAGAAGGTGCTAACTCAACAGCAGCAGCACCATTCGATACAGACGTAGCAGCTGGTGACGAAGCACTAAGCCCATTCAAAATTGCAACAGCATATTCCGGTAGTCTAACAACCGGTCGCGCTGATGTAACAGCAGCTAAAGAAGGTAATGGCGGCCGCACAATCAGCATCCAGATCCTAAAGCAGCCTGTTGAAGCCAAGACACGCAAGCTACAAGCTCGCTGGACATTCGAGGCAGCACAGGATGCACAGAGCATGCATGGTATCGACGTAGAAGCCGAAATCATGGCCGCTCTAGCACAAGAAATTACCGCAGAAATTGACCAGGAAGTTCTAGGTTCACTTCGCTCACTAGCAGCAACAGAAGAGACCTTCAACCAGGCAGCAGTCAGCGGTACAGCAAGTTATGTTGGCGACGAGCACGCAGCTCTAGCAGTTCTAATCAACCGCACAGCTAACAAGATTGCACAGCGTACACGTCGTGGTGCAGGTAACTGGGCAGTAGTAAGCCCACAAGCTCTAACAGTTCTACAGAGTGCAAGCACAAGTGCTTTTGCTCGTACAACAGAGGGCACCTTCGAAGCACCAACCAATACAAAGTTTGTTGGTACACTAAACGGCGCAATGCGCGTATATGTCGACAGCTATGCTCAAGACGATACAGCAGTTCTAGTCGGTTACAAGGGTTCAAGCGAGACAGACGCAGCAGCATTCTACTGCCCATACGTCCCACTAATGAGCTCTGGTACAGTACTAGATCCAACAACATTTGAGCCAGTTGTTAGCTTCATGACCAGGTATGGATATGTCGAGCTATCCAACACTGCAAGTTCACTAGGTAATGCTGGTGACTACGTTGGAGAGATTGCGATGTCAAATATTAGCTTCTCATAAGCTAGTAAAGACATTGTAGTTTACCTAACCGTAAGCTCAAAACAGATTGGGGAAGCAGAAATGCTTCCCCTTTTTGTTGACTAAAAATGTAGCAGTCAACACCTATGCTCGCTGGCACGGAGATCGTTGCAAAAACCAATAAATACCCAGTCTATAAACTAGACTTATGCGGACACCACCGCGTACTTGGTAGAACCAAGATTGGACTTCTTGAAAGGAGAAAACAAATGGGTAGACCACTAAGAAGAAGAGAAGACGTTGTAGCAAACGTTAATGGATCTTCAACAACAATCAATAAAACTGGTGTAGTAGGAACTGATTCACTATCAGGCGAGCAGATCCGTATGAACGCTTATATTCCAACAGCAGACGGCGGTTCCAGCGCAGTAGCAACAAGCGCAATCCTACAAAAAGGAACCAAGCGTTTCCGTTGTACAACAGCACAAGGCACAGGCACATGCACACTTCGTCCACTAGCCAGTGGCTCACTGGCTGCAGGCGAGTGCCAGCTAACAGCAACAGACAGTGCTGGCGGTACTTATTATGTAAGCCGCATTAGTCCTACATGGATTGAGATTGGTGCTCTGGGCACAGGTTCACAGGTAGCAGTTGGTGATCGTGTACAGTGGGTAGATGATCAAACTAGTGCAGTTGCTATTAACACAGGAACATGGGCTATTGGTGATGTA